AAAATCCTTGCGTCGATCAAAATCACCGTCCATCTCGTATGCGTACTCTGACGGCATGTAGTCTTTGATGACCACAGCAAGAAGGCCAAGCTCTCTTTTAAGCGCTGCATGTAGTCTGGCCTGTACACCAGACATAACCTTCATGCTCCGCTCCATGATAGCTAGCGTTGTTCCTACTGGGGCCTGCGGGTTGAGGTTTCCAACTTGTACATCCGCAACGGAGCCAACCCGTCTCCCCTCTTCAACGATATTTCCAAGCAGTTGATAGAGGACTGAGGACGGCTCTTTGTAAGGAAGGAATGCAATCGAATCCCTAATTGCACCGCCCGGTACGTCCACATCGCGGAACTCACCCGGCATGAGAGGCGAATCATCGCCTTTAATGCGAAGACCCCTAGCCTTGAGGCCAGCAGGGAGGTTCGATAGCGTACCAGCGTCAATAAGCTGACGAAGAATAGAAGTGGCGCTCTTAGCAAGACCGCCAATAAGATGAATAAGACCCGTTCCATAGAACCCGAGGCCGGGTAGGTAGCGATAATGTACGAAGTGTTGTCTCTTACGTTTTTTAGGATCTCCCTCATACCAGTTCCTTCTCACTGACAGGACGATCCTAGACGATTTGTCTAGGGTAACAACATATGGACGGGCTATGCCGTCAGGATCATCAAATGGCTCTGGCATATTCAAATCGACATGAGCTTCCAAGATTGTGTGCCGATCATCGTCCTCAATGACGGCTGTCTCTCCTTCGATCTCGTCGTACTTTTCTTGAATTTCTGAATAGTCAGGCTGTGGGTCTGGAAGCTCTATGTCGCGATAGAACCCATTAACCTGTAGCTCGACAATCTCGTTGGAGTTTTTCTTCATCACATGCGTGTAGCGGGGGCATGTGGCGAGATCAGATGCGCCGTAGGAGACAACGAAGTCTTCTGCCGGTACAAACATGGCAGCGGGGCGCTCCATCAGAGGATCATAGTAAACCTTCTTGAACGCAGAGCCAGCCAAAGGAAGACGGAACAGCATCTGCTCTGTCTCATCGCGGTATTCGGTCATCTTTTCTGTCAGGAGATAGTTCATCTCCTCTTCGACACGCTGGGCCTGCTCACCCTTTTCGGCGTCTTTTCTGCCGACGATCTTTGTGCGAACAGGACCGGAAGCAGGGAACAGTTCTCCCATTGCCTGTGCTTGGAAGCGAACAACAGCTTCTGTGAGGAGTGGGTGGAACACTCCTGCCGCACCCTGCCAAGGCTGAGTGCGCTCTTCAATCTTCATGCCAAGAAGGTCTAAACCGCGTGTGTAGCTTCTTGCCCAATCACGGCGGGACTGCTTGTCAGTTTCAAAATCTGTAATCAGTTCCGACGCCATGTCTTCAAGATCGGCGTCTTCCATGTATTCGGCTAGGTTGGCGTCATGGTCAGGCCCCATGATCTGATCGACCATGTCACCTGAGAAATCTATAACCATCGCACCATCGTCATCAGATATGGATACCGCTTCAGGGTTGACGATCTCGACCTCAACAGCCTCTGTATCCTCAACATCCACATCAGATGGTGTCATTTGCTTTTCGACTGCCATTTCAAATCCCCTTAATAGTAATCAACCGGCCTTCTGTAGGTCGGTTCATCATCCCACTCATCCATCGATGTTCTAATCCACCCACCTTGGCGGAACCTCAACAGAGCCTGAGTGGTGGAGTCAACCAAATCATCGTGGTCTCCGGACGGGAACGAGGCACATTCTTCAATAACCTCGTCAGCCCACCGTGTTGCAGGACACCATATAACACCACTGGCGAATAAATCACTAACCGCATTTACACGGGCTATCTTATCCTGCCCCCTCGACGGTGTAAACTCCGTGACCGGAATGCCCATTGCGCGAAGCTCAAATATCAAGGGAGAACCGGCAGCTTTTGCTTCTACGATCATCTGATCTGGCTCAAATTCCCAGTATTTTTCGTATGCAGCCCTTTTCAGATCAGGAAACTCTAGTTTTTCCTTGTATGCGTCCAGCAATATTAGATTTGGCTGCGAATCCCCATTTTCATCGGGGTTATAAAAGACCCCCCACGTTGTGCAGGCACTGTAATCGGCTCTCTGTGTCTTCAAAAACGCCGTATCCCAGCTTTGAATGATGGCTTCACACGGAGGAGGGTTAGGTCGGTCCCACTCTTGCCACCATTCTCGCTTAATCAGCGCACCTTCTTCCGAAGTTGGGTTCTGCTGGTACTGAGCAGACCACTTTGAAACAGGAAGTTCGGCTTTCAGGGACTCAAGTTGATCAATCGGCCAGAACTCAGGCCATAAAGGCTGGCCAGACGGCATAATTGCGGGGAGTTCTATAACTTCCCACTCATCGACGCCCTCTTTTTGGGTGACAGACTTGATAATTTTGCCTGTCAGGTCTCGTGTAGACCACCTCGTCATTACGATAATTATTGATCCACCCGGCTGAAGTCGCTGTCGGGGTCCAGATGTGTACCATTCGTAGGTTTTGTCGTAGACATCTGCGTTGTAAGCGCCTAACGCAGCCTCTTGCTCCGAATGTGGGTCATCGATAATCAGGACATCGGCACCCTTACCTGTAACAGCACCGCCAACACCAATAGCGAAGTAGTCACCGCGCTTGTTTGTGTTCCATCTGCCCGCTGCCTTGGAGTCAGAAGATAGTTCGATGCCGGGAAAAACGCTTTGAAAGTCATCTTGGCCTATCAGGTTTCTCACCTTACGGCCAAATCCGACTGCCAGTTCGGCAGTGTGTGCCGTCTGAATGATCTTTTTCTCTGGATATCTGCAAAGAAACCATGCCGGAAACAGGTATGAGGCGAACTCTGACTTGGTGTGTCTGGGTGGCATGTTGATTATCAGGCGCTTCAATTCGCCATTTGCCACACGCTCAAAGGCATCTGCCATAATCTCATGGTGCCGCCCACTAATAAACGCAGGCCACATCTTCTTCACGAATGTCAGGAAGTCGCCACGCGACTCTTCACGCTCTTTAGCGTCCTCTAACTCGACAATCAGGTCGAGCATCTCTTTCTGATCTTCTACAGGAAGGGTGTTTATCTTTGCTTTGATCAAAGCAAGATCGTTCATTCACAGCCTCCAAAAGTAATAACGGCGGGGAGCGGAAAGGAACGCTACACCCGCCGGGGATGCAGGGAGACTGACATCCCCAGAAAGTATAGACTTAGTCCCCCTGTTAAGCCATCCCCTTATGCGGCGTCTACTTTTCTGGGGCGACCACGCTTCCTTTTGGCAGGAGTTAGGGTGGCGCTGGCCTCAACGACCTTCTTGGGCCGTCCACGTTTTTTGGGGGGAGCTTTCCCACCTACCCACGCTTCATTGAAGGTTGGTGTTTTCTTGTTGTCCCCTACAAGTCTCCCTTTTCCATCCCTAGCCCTTTCAGGTTCGTCTTGAACCAAGGCAGGAAAGAAGGTCTTCATAAATGCTTTCAACATCATTTTTCCTTTCTGACAGTTAAAGCCCTTATATTATAATATATATATATTTTAACATAAATGATTAATGTACTATAATGTACTAATATAAGGGGCTTGGGAGACAAGTATGCCTTTTTTACAGAGCAACATAAATCATTTCAAATGTTGGGTTAGGCGTGAGTACACATGTAATCACATGAGGTATCACGGTGAGTTTCTGCATGCGATGTGTATTGCAGTGACTACGATGCCTAATCGGTGTTTGAGTTTTCAGGTGATATTTACAGGATGTGAAACAGACGACGAAGATGAGCCGAATGTGCATGGTGGGGCCATGTGGGCAAGAATGCCCATCACTGCTTTAGTGGGGGATACCCCCTTTGAAGACTGGCCGGAGCCAATGCCGGTCCACTACGCCCAGCCATGGGATTGCATGTCACACACCCATTCTGTCTATACACTGAACCGGGCCACACCTTGTCCGTGGTTGGCAAAGGTTGGTAGTGATTTCTACCCAGCCAAGTATCTATTCACGGTAGATTACACTGACAGTGAGATCGCAGATGATCCTGCACAGCATAAGCAAAGCCACGTCATGGAGCTTCTTGATGCAGGCAAATGGACAGGAAACATCATAGCATTGCCCAACAATCGCGTGAGGGTCACACACCCAGCGTGGTTTGAAACAGGTGAAGGCGCACCAGACTTCCTACCATCACAACATATCCATTACTCAAAATCAGATCTGGACTACACCTTAGACACAACTCAGATCTTCAATAACCTCTATGCAGAGGATGAGTAAGTTACAGGGAACTTTTTAAAAATTTTTTTGTAATATCCGCCCCCCTAGGATTCCTAGACCAATAGAATACCGTTTAACCGCGTTTTAAGCGTCTTGTGGCACCCTTCTAACGTCAAAGGGGTGGGGTATAGCCAAAAACACTAGAAGGCCACTGTATGGGCTTTATAGCTATTCACCAGAGTGGGGGATTGTATGAGTAGATCCTCATGTATATACGACCGCAGTGCCGCGTACTGTCACGGGGGGATGGGGGCGGGTGGGGGTCAGGCCATCAGCCATCGCCAAGCAGCCGGTCCAGCCGCTTCCGCAGGTCCGCTTCGATGTCAGACGCTGACCGTTCAGCCTCGTCAGCCTGTTCTATCCTGTCAGTGAACATGCCGATGGTCCGGCCCACCAATTCAATGGCCCTGATCCTCGCCCCATCAGTCTCTGCCTGATCCGCTTCCTGTGTCAGCCGTTTCAAAACCCATTCTTCCCGCCTGCGCTCTATCGTGCGGCGATCTTGCTCTATATCAGCCTGTATGGCCCGAACCCTTGCTATGACCTTGCTATTGCCTGACATCAGACGGCTGGCTGCTTCCCACCTTGTCTTGTCTGATCCATTGGGCATATAGCCTGCTTCC